ACATTCACAGGTTACGATTACATTGACGATGTTATAGAGAATATCAATTCAGTTTACGAATTGAGTGATAACCGAATATTTGTACTAGTCAATAAACAAAACCCCAAAGAAGCATACCTCACATATAATGTGGTAAAGAAGAACTACAAAGACACACCAAGTAGAACTATATCAGTCCACAGGAAAAAAGAAACAAACACACTCTACACTATCAACGCAGTCAATCAAGCTATTCTAGACGAAGTTGGAGTATATGACCACAGTTACGATTTAAATTGGAATCAATATAAAAATTCCTTATTATTAACCGATGATTACGGTTTACGTCGGGTATCTACCAAGTTAGATTCCATCAAAGAAATTTGATGTTGTAGATATTTATTGTATATTAGTAATATCAATTAACAATTAACAATTAATAAGTGAGGATAAAATATGTCGTTAGATATATCCGCCATCAAGGCAAAACTTGATAAACTACAAAACAAAAACACACGTCAAAACCTTTTGTGGAAACCATCTCCTGGCTCACAAACGGTTCGCATTCTCCCATATAAGGAGAACCCTGAAAACCCATTCATTGAACTTTATTTCCATTATGACTTTGGTGGTAAGAACTTTGTTTCCCCTATGTCGTTTGGTGATAATGACCCGATTTACGAGTTTGCTATGAACTTACGAAAATCAGGTGACAGAGAATCTTACTTACAATCTAGAAAGTTTGAACCTAAGATGAGAACCTTTGTACCTGTATTAGTTCGTGGTGAAGAGGGTGAAGGAATCAAGTATTGGGGATTCGGTAAACAAGTTTACGAACAGTTACTAGGTTATATTGCAGACCCTGATTATGGTGACATTACACATCCACAAACAGGACGTGATATTGTTATTGAATTTGAGAAACCTGAAAATGGTTATCCAAAAACAACTATCCGTGTAAAACCAAATCAGACCAACGCAATGGATGATGCGTCTAAGTTGAAAGAACTGATACAACAACAAACACCGATTACTGATTTGTATAGTCCTCAAACTTATTCTGAGTTAGAAGACGTACTTAATTCGTATCTAAACGGTGAAAGTTCTACTGAAGATACATCATCTCAAACAGAAACACAGACTACAACCGAGTCTACTTCACAACCAAGTGAAACGGCTAAACCAAAACCAATTGCAACACAAGCATCTAGTGATGTAGAGGCCGCGTTTGATGACCTTTTTTCTAGTTAAACAACTAACATAAAAGGTAAATATGAAAGATGACTTAATAGACATCCTAGCAGATGGTATTAATAAAAAGTACAAAGGTGAAACGATAGCATATAATTTGGGGGTGGCAACAGATTCACCCTCAAATATAGACGAGTGGGTTTCCACAGGTTCATCTATGTTAGACCTTGCAATCTCCAACATACCCCACGGTGGGGTTCCTGTTGGTAGGATTACCGAGATAACGGGATTAGAACAGAGTGGTAAATCACTTGTATCTGCTCACCTTCTGGCAAACACACAAAAGAAAGGTGGAGTAGCTGTCTACATTGATACTGAAAACTCGGTATCACAAGAATACTTACGAGCAATCGGAGTAGATGTAGAAAAGTTACTTTACATTTCTGTGGACACCGTTGAACGTATCTTTGAAACCATAGATGTAATCGTTGAAAAAGTTAGAGGAAGTGATAAAGACAGATTAGTTACTATTGTAGTTGATTCAGTTGCCGCCGCTTCTACCGAACTTGAGATGGATTCTGAATATGGTAAAGATGGATATGCAACTGCAAAGGCTCTCATTATGAGTAAGTCTATGAGAAAGATTACAGGTATGATTGGTAAGGAACGAATATGTTTAGTATTCACCAACCAATTACGTGAGAAACTTGGTGTTATGTTTGGAGACAAATATACAACAAGTGGTGGTAAAGCACTACAATTCCACGCATCTGTAAGATTACGGTTGAAATCAATTGGTAAAATAAAGAAGAAGTCCTCTGCAGGTGATAGTGTTATTGGTGTTCAGACAAGAGCATTAGTAATTAAGAACCGATGTGGGCCTCCTCAGAGAGAAGCAGATTTTGAGATATACTTTGACCGAGGTATAGATGATTATTCATCTTGGTTAAAGACACTTAAAACTCATAAATTGGTTAGTCAAGGTGGTGCTTGGTATACATATACTGATTTTGACCCTGACACGGGTGAAGTCATTGAAGATTACAAGTTCCAAGCCAAAGACTTTGCTGATATATTGGAAGACAATCCTAAATTGAGGGAGAGTATGTATCAAGAAATTTGTAGAGAAACAATAATGAGGTATCGTAGTAATGAATTAGATTACGATAATACCGAAATAGAAACAGAAGATGAAGGATAATTCACTTTTGTGAAAATAAGTAAACACCCGAATATCACGGGTGTTTACTACACTTTTTATAAAAAAAAATTAGATGACTAAAAAGAATTTATTTATATTTTTTGGAGAATATAGAACGTTTGAGACCATAATAAAAAAGATAAAAGGTCTTGATAAATTTGACGTTCTGTTTTCAACATGGGATTATTGTTATGTAAATGGAAAGATTACAAAACATAAAATAGAAAAAGCGTGTGATTATTGTGTTCCAATAATTTCAACTGACGCCGACTTAAAATCGTTTGCAACTACAATAAACCCCGACATGACAAGTGACGATTATTTTTATAGTTCAACAAAAATGTTATATCATATTAGGTTAGCTTTAAATTCAGTAAACATTGATGAATATGATTGGGTTATAATACATAGATGTGATTTAATTAGTAATATTACAGATGTTAACTTTTCTTTATTAGACGATGAGACTGTGTATATGAGCCCAGGGCACACCGATGAAAATGGATTTTTTATGGGTGACTATGCATTTATGGGAAACATTAAAACTATTAAATCATATATAGAATTAATTCCATTTACCCATTACCCCCTAGCTCACTATTTTTGGGGTAATGTTATTTTAGAAAATAATATAAAATACGATGATTTTGTTAATGTACATAAACCTGCATCTTTTGAATTAATAAAACCTCATATGATTTTTCCCGAACACAATGATTAAATTAGTTATATTTGATTTGGATGGTGTACTTGTTAATACAAAAAACATCCATTTTGATGCACTCAATGAAGCATTGGGTGAGAAATACGCAATTAGTTGGGCAGAACATCTATCAACATACGATGGATTAAAAACCAATCAGAAGTTGGAAATGTTAAGTGAACGAAAGGGTTTACCAACCGAACTACACACAAAGATTTGGGAAGGTAAACAAAAGTTGACTTTACAAATGTTGAAAGAGTTGAAACCAAACCAAACTCTACAATCGGTAATGAACACATTGGTTGAAGATGGATATAAGATTGCAGTTTGTTCTAACTCAATCAGAAAGACAGTATTGACTGTACTTTCAAAGTTGGGTATTATGGAGTTTATGGATTACATTATTTCAAACGAAGATGTAACTAACTCTAAACCACACCCTGAGATGTATTGGAGAGCAATCTCAAAGATGGGATGTTTACCATCCGAAACTCTAATTGTAGAGGATTCACCTTATGGATTACTTGCAGCATCTCGTTCTAACGCTCATGTGTTGAGAGTTAAAAATCCACAAGAAGTAACTTACACAAACATATTTAAAAAACTAACTGAAATAGAAATGGGAGTAACAAACGATAAACCAAAATGGGTAGATAAAAAATTGAATGTATTGATTCCAATGGCTGGTTCAGGGAATAGATTCCAACAGGCAGGGTATACGTTCCCCAAACCACTAATTGATGTGGATGGTAACCCTATGATTCAAGTTGTGGTAGAAAATCTAAACATAGATGCAAATTACATCTATGTAGTTCAAAAATCACATAGAGAAAAATATAACTTAGATACACTCTTAAATTTAATCACACCAAACTGTAAAATAGTAGAAGTTGACGGCATCACCGAGGGTGCAGCTTGTACAGCACTTTTAGCAAAAGAATATATTGATAATGATAATCCACTATTCTTTGCTAACTCAGACCAATTTGTGGAATGGGATTCAAATGAGTTTTTTTATAAAATGAATGAAAACGACTGTGATGGTGGTATTGTATCATTCAGAGCAACACACCCTAAGTGGAGTTTTGTTAAGGTTGATGGAAACGGGTTTGTAACTGAAGTTGCAGAAAAGAATCCAATATCAGACATAGCCACTGTTGGTTTCTATTATTGGAAAAATGGTTCTGACTTTGTTAAATACGCTGAAGAAATGATTGAAAAGGATATTAGAGTAAACAATGAGTTTTATGTTTGTCCTGTATTCAATCAAGCAATTGAGGATGGTAAACAAATCAGAACATTTAATATTCCTAAAATGTGGGGACTAGGGACACCCGAGGACTTAAACAACTATTTGACCAAATATATACAAAAATGAATAATAAAAGAAAAGTCCTAGTAGTGGATGGGCTCAATCTTTTTTTTAGAGCCTACGCAACTAACCCTGTCACAGACAACAACGGTGAACCCGTTGGTGGGCTAGTTGGTTCTCTAAGGTCAATAGGTTCGGTTATACGAGACACAGAAGCTACACAAGTTATCGTGGTATTTGACGGTAGAGGTGGTTCATCCAAACGTAAGAAAATCTTTCCTGACTATAAGAAAGGTAGAAAGATGACTATGAGGATGAACAGACTCTTTGAGTTTGACACCGATGAGGAAAGAGAACAGAATATGAAACGACAAATTCTTGCTCTTGGTGCTTATCTAGACTATCTACCTATAAAAGTAATCGCAGTTGATAACTTAGAAGCAGATGACATTATAGCTTATATTTGTTTGAATTACTTACAAGACGTAGAAACGGTGATAATGAGTTCAGATAAAGACTTTTTACAATTGGTTAATCATAACACAAACGTATGGGCACCAACGAAAAAGAAAATGTATGATATTGATAGAGTATTAGAAGAATATAAAATACACCCACATAATATTACTATCAACAGAGTATTAGATGGAGACAAATCAGATAACATAGATGGTGTTAAGGGATTTGGGGTCAAACGATTGGCTAAGATGTTTCCATTTTTGACCGAAGAAAAGAAATATACACTTGATGAAATAAAAGAATACGCAGAAGAAAACAAAGACACGTATTCTCTTTATGGACGATTGATTGACGAGTTTGATAAAGTAGAACGAAATAATCAATTGATGAACTTACACCTTTTAGACTTTAACACTAATGCAAAACTTAAAATACAAGCGTTTATGAACGAAGACCCACCAAAGTTGAATAAGATGGGTTTATTACTTAGATTCAGTAAAGATGGACTTTCTCACGCGTTCCATAACTTTCCTGATTGGATTTCAAAGACATTCATAAACGTTAAAAAATAATGGTTGCATACATAGATAAACTCTCAGAGTTTGGTAAGTCATTTCAAATAAAAGTTATATACACTCTCATACACGATGTTAAATTTTTACAAGACATATTTGATATAGTAGAGTCATCTTTCTTTGAACGAGAAGAACATCAATGGGTAGTAGAACAAGTAATCACATACTACACCGACTATAAGAAATGTATTACAATGGATGTACTTGCTCTTAGTGTTAAGTCAATCCAATCACCATCATTTCAGGAAAGTGTAAAAAACTCTATCAAAGAGATATACACCGTTGATAAACTTGATGACTTAGATTTTGTAAAAGACCAATTTGAATCATTTTGTAAGAATCAAAAGTTAAAGAAAGCCATTCTTGCATCAACAGACTTACTGAAACGAGGTGAGTATGATGAGATTAAAATACTAGTTGATAACGCTCTCAAAGCAGGAATGAGTAAAGAGATTGGACACAATTGGGTTGACCACGTAGAAACTAGACTAAGTAATGTAAGAGATGCTACACCTGTGTATATGAAAACCATTGATGATATAACAGCAGGTGGTTTGGGTGCAGGTGAGATTGGTGTAGTGGCTGCTCCGAGTGGGATTGGTAAGACGTGGGTACTGTGTCAAATAGGATACAACGCAGTTACACACGGACACAATGTACTACATATCACATTGGAGTTGAGTGATGACTATGTTGCTAGACGATATGATACTATATTAACAGGTAAACCATTTTCTGTTTTACAAGAAGATAGTAGTGTGTTAATAGAGAAACTTGGACAAGTGCCGGGTAACTTAGACATTAGACAGTTCCCTACTCGTTCAGTATCTACTCACGGATTAGAGGCTTTTATTGAAAAGGTTATACAACTTAAAAAGGTTGACCTAATTGTATTAGACTACGCAGACTTATTAGATAGTGGTAAGAAGTCCACAGGAAACAGTTATGACGATATGGGTAACATCTATGAAGAATTACGTGGTATATCGGGTAAATTAGGAATACCTATTTGGACTGCTACTCAAACAAACAGAGATTCATTAGGTAGTGATGTAATAGGTGCTTCAGGTATTGCTGATTCGTATAAAAAAGTAATGACTGCTGACTTTATTATGAGTGTAATTAGGAAAGACGTTGATAAGTTGAATAATAGAGCTAGAGTTCATATTATAAAGAACAGATTTGGGCCTGATGGTATGACGTTTAACGCATCAATGGATACTAACATTGGTAAGTTTCATATATTTGACACACCCGCAGACAACAAACAAGTGGAACAAGAACAACAAACATACGAAAAGAAACAATTGAAACAAAAATATGAATCATACAAGAAACCAAATGTTTCAAACGATTTTGGATAAACTAAAACATAAACTAAAATAATATAAAATGGCAACAGCACAAGAACTATACCAACAAATGAAAGACCTTTGGGAAACCTTTGAGGAAGAACACAATGGTGACACCAAAGCATCTTCAACACGAGCTAGAAAAGCAGTTGGTGAACTTAAAAAACTTGTTACTGAATACCGTAAGGCATCCGTAGCAGAAAACAAATAACAAAAAAGTAAAAGACAATGGTAAATTACTACGAAGTTACAGTTGAATACATTGAAGAACTGAATAATGGAAAAGAGAAAAAACGAAGAGAAATTCTTTTGGTGGATGCTCAATCAGTTACTGAAAGTGAAGTCAAAGTAACCGAACACCTAAATGAAGTTGCACCACATAGTGACTTCACAGTAAAACAATCACGTCAAAGTAGAGTTGTTGAAGTGATTGGATAAAAAAAAACTTTATATTTTTTTGGAAAAGGGGTTGACATTGTCAATCCCTTTTTTTATATTATAGATGTAATGTTAACCAACCCCTTATTATTATGAATCACGTAGTTAGAAGTTCAACAAATACTTATCAATCAATAACCACATTAACAACTCCATCGTCATCTACATCTTTTTTCCCGAACGAGTTTAACACTAGTGTTCCTCGTAAATATCAGGAAGTTGCCCGTTTGGCTTCTTTAATCACAGGAAATAAGAAAGACAAAAAAGATGACTTGTTTATGTTAAAAGGAATCAAAAATATTTTGATTGGTTCTTGACTTTAATTGCTAGAATCACTATCTTATAGATGTAATGTTAACCAACCCCTTACTTATGAAATCAAATAAAATTACCACTAACGAAAAGATTTACTTGGGTATTATAGTGATACTTTTCTTAGTTTACTTCTACATTGATTCACCCTTACCATTATGAGAGATTTTCAAAAAGTTTCAAATTGGGTAAAAGATAACTGTAATATTGATGTTGAACTAGGTAATATGACCGCGTTCCTTGGACATAGGAATGGTAAGATTATCATTCACCATAATTACAATTTAGAAAAGAATGGGTTAATAGCCCTACTCCACGAAGTTGGACACGCACTCCAATATGATGAAGAATATGGCCCTAACCATTACAAGAATGTTGATGATTTAGATAACCCAAAAAAGTTTAAAATGTATCAATTTATGAATGAGGTTGATGCGTGGGACAGGGGGTTGTCGTTAGCTCAAGAACTAAGAATTGAGATTGATAAAAAAAGATGGAATCAACAAATGGAAGAAGCGTTGTTGACTTATTACGTATGATATTTGTGATTGGGGTTGATAGGTGGAATTTGTTTTTCACCTATTTTTTTTATACATTTAGTTTATGAATAATAATTATAATAAAGGAAACCCAACGGAGAACTATATGGTTGATTTTCGTAAGTACATCACTCTTATGGATGGTGTGGAAGATGACGATATGTGGCTGGATGATGAGTTTGAAGTAACATCTCCATTTGATTCTATTGAAATAGGTGATTATATTCTACATTTGTATGCAAGTGAAAACGACTTCTGTTCTCCAAAAATTAATTCAAAAAATCCATATGACTACGACTCGTGGGAGATGGCCATTGAAAAAATTGATGACAGGTATGACTTTGTTGTAGTTACTCACAAAATATTTAACAAAATAGGTTATCACGCATTCCAACCTGATGATGTTTATGCCGCGTATGTACCAAACGAATTAGTACAAGAAATATTTGATTATTTGATTTCTACTGTTAAATTACCTAGATTATCAGGTATAGACCAACCAAAATAAAAAGTTACCTTAGACCCTTTTAATGTATCAAAATATATATCTTAAACAGATAAACCACAACCATTATAATGTTCACCTTTGGGATTGCCAGAAAGGACATCAAGTATTTGAATGGCGTAAGTCTGCATTTATACCTGACCCCTATGGTGAATACACCGCGTTAGATGGTACAAAATGTAAAAAGACTACATACTTTAATGACGCACCACAGGTATACGAAAGTGATGTCCCGAAGGATACACAGTTATTAGTAGAACTATATGGTGACACAGACGAACCTGCAACGTGGCAAAACAGATTTTATTTTGACATTGAAGTTAGTATGGAAGGTCAATTACCTAATCCTAATGAAGGTAATAATCCAATCACCTCAGTTGCATATTATGATGAAACAACAAATGAGTATGGTGTTTATATTCTTGATGAATTCAATGAGGTAGAGAACCGAATCACAGATGACTATAAACTATTTAGATGTGATACAGAAGAAGAACTATTAGATAAGTTTTTTAGTAAGTGGAGAGAGTGTTCACCGACTATTGTTACAGGGTGGAACATTGATTTCTTTGATATACCTTATTTGTATAATCGTGCAAAACGAGTAATGGGTACTTCATTTGCAAACAACTTATCACCTATTGGTGTTGTTGAATGGAATCCTAGAAAAGAACGATATTTTATTGCAGGTGTTAGTTGTTTAGACTATCTACCAATTTATAAAAACTTTACATACACACAGTTATCTTCATATCGCCTAGATAATGTTGGTGAATTTGAGTTGGGGCAGGGTAAGGTAGAGTATGAGGGTACACTAGACCAACTAAAGAAAAACGACATTAAAAAGTTTATAGAATATAACTTAGTTGATGTTAAGTTGATTGTTGACTTAGAAAACAAACTCAAGTTTTTAGAACAATCGGTTGGTATTGCATCAGTAGGACACGTACCGTATGAAGATATCTACTCATCAAGTAGGTTCTTGGAAGGTTCTATTCTTTGTTATCTACGTAGAAATGGTAACAGAGTCGCAGACAACAGACCACCACGAACAGATACCGAGGGTACATTTATGGGTGCGTATGTAAAACAACCTAAACCCGGCAGATACGATTACATCTTTGATTTGGACTTAACATCTATGTATCCGTCTATTATTATGAGTTTGAATATATCACCTGAAACTAAAGTAGGTAAGGTGTTAGATTGGAACTTTAAAGAATATACTTCGGGTAAACTTACTGACATTAAAGTGGAGATTGTTAATGGTGATATGTATGAGTTTGACAAAGATTCTTTTGGAGAGTTTCTTAAAGATACCAAATTCAGTATATCGTCAAATGGGATACTCTACCGAACAGACATTGATGGTATTATTCCAAAAATATTAAGGACTTGGTTTGACCAACGAGTTGAGTTTAAAAACTTAATGAAAAAGTATGGTAATGAGGGTGATGATGCTCAATATGAATACTATAAAAGTAGACAGATAATCCAAAAAGTATTACTCAATTCAATCTATGGTTGTTTGGGTTTGCGGGGTTGGAGATGGTATGATGTTGATAACGCCTTAGCCGTTACGAGTGTAGGTCAAGAGGTTATCAAGTTTAGTAGTGATATGGCAAACCATTACTATAACAAACGACTGAATCAAAACGACGATTGGGTTATATACACCGATACAGACAGTACCTTTTTGTCAGCAGTACCAATTATCAAACACGAAAACCCCGATATTGATGTTGATGACGAGGAACTTATGTGTTCGTTGATTGCTGATGTTGCACAAGAAGTACAAGACTTCATTAACAACAGTTATGACGTAATGGCTAAACGAATGTTTAACTTGTATGGGTCGCATCGGTTTGAGATTAAACAAGAGAACATTGCACGTAGAGGTATATGGATTTCTAAGAAACGATATGTTCAGAAAATCATATGGGAGAATGGTGTAACTAAAGATGACATTGACTATAAGGGACTAGATGTAGTTAGGTCTGACTTCCCCAAAGCATTTAAATCTTTTATGAAGGAAATGTTATTGGACTTATTAAACGGTGTTGAAAAAGATGTGGTAGATAGTAAATTATTAGAGTTTAAAGACAGTCTCACCAAACGACCATTTATGGAAGTAGGAAAACCCACAGGTGTACGTGGTATAAAAAAGTATTCAGTTAGGGGTGGATTAAGTGATGTAAAGAAAGGTACACCTGCCCACGTCAAGTCTGCAATTTACTATAACAATTTTTTAAAAGAGAAAGGTTTAGAGGACAAAGTACCACCAATTACCGATGGTGAGAAAATTGTTTGGATGTATCTAAAACAAAATCCACTAAACTTAGATATTATGGCTCTCAAGGGTAGTGATGACCCACACGAGGTTGTAGATTTTATATCTACATACGCTGACTATGATAAGATGTTTGATAGATTACTCCGTAAGAAGATACTTGACTTCTATGAGGCTCTTGATTGGGAGAGTTTTGAAAACATCAACTTAAAAGCAAACCAATTTTTTAGTTTCTAATGGGAAAATTAATAGGAGAACAACACCCAATGTCTAAACTTTCAAGTGGAGACGTACAACAGATACGAACACTTTGGAGAATTGGACATAGAAATATACGAGTTATTGCAAGAAACTATAAAGTATCAACCACCAATGTTAGAAAAATAGTCAGGGGTGATACTTGGAAGCACTTACTTTGGGAAAAAAAATAATATTTGACTTTGATGATTTTAATACCTAACTTTAATACATAACAACAATATAAAATAGTTACAAATGGAAAAGAATAAACTTGATGGTTTTATAAGTAGATACACACTTGGTGGTAATATAGAATCAGTAATGGTAAAATCAACGGACACCAATATTTCAGTTCGTATGATTTCAGAAGATAAAACACTTCTTGGTGAGGTAAAAGTAAATGAATCCACATTCCCTAATGGAGAGTTTGGTATTTATACTACATCTCAACTTAAATCACTATTGAGTGTTTTGGATAGTAATATAGATATTACTGAGGGTAAAGGTTCTATTGTATTTTCAGACAAAGGAACAGAGGTTAATTATATGTTGGCAGCGCCATCGGTTATCCCACCTGTACCTGATTTGAAACAATTACCTGAGTTCAATATTGAGATTCCATTGAATGATGACTTTGTTAGTAAGTTTGTAAAGTCAAAGGGTGCATTATCTGACGCAGACACATTTACTTTTATGAGTAAAGGTGGTAAATCAAAGATTGTACTTAATTACTCTAACATCAACACTAATCGTATTTCAATGAATGTTGATGCAGTATGTGAGGGTGATGTTGAAGGTATTTCATTTTCATCTGAGTACTTAAAGGGTATTTTACTAGCAAACAAAGGTGCAGGTACATCATCTTTAAAAATATCAACAGATGGATTGGCTAAGTTACACTTTGTAGATGGTGATTACGAGTCAGAGTACTTTTTGGTGGAGATGAAATAAGATGAGTATAAACCTTTGGATAGAGAAGTTCAGACCTAGAAATCTTGACGAGTATGTAGGAAGTGAAGCAGTGAAACAACGATTCGGTATTTTCATTGAAAAGGGAGAAATTCCACACTTACTGTTCCACGGAAAAGCAGGAACAGGTAAAACTACAATGGCAAAAATACTTGTTAATAATATTGACTGTGATGACATATACATCAACGCATCTGACGAGCGTGGTATTGATATTATTAGAAACAAGATTAAGAACTTCGCATCCACCGTTGGGTTCAGTAAATGGAAAATTGTGGTATTGGATGAGGCAGATTACCTGACTCCCGAATCCCAAGCCGCCCTCCGTAATATGATGGAGACATTTGCTGACCGAACGAGGTTTATACTCACGTGTAATTACCCTGAAAAAGTCATACCTGCAATACAAAGTAGATGTCAAACGTTTAAGATTGAACCACCATCTATGAAAGATATTGCGGTACGATGTGCTACCATACTCAATGATGAAGGTATTGAGTTTAATGCTGTTGACTTAAAAACTATCATTGAAACTAATTACCCTGACATACGAAAAGTGATGGGTGATTTACAGTCTAATGTGGTTGATGGTGTATTAGAACTTAGTTCGGACTTACTTAATAGTAATGATTTAGAAAACAAAATCATTGACCACCTTAAAAGTAATATGAGTAAAAAAGATAAGTTTAACACCATACGGCAATTGATGTTAGATAGTGGAACTAACGACTATACCAATTTATATTCATTACTCTATAAACGAGTTGATGAATATGGAACAGGTAACATAGGTCAAGTCATATTGATTATATCAGATTCAGATTCTAAATCAATTATGGCTGTTGATAAAGAAATAACTGCAATGGCGTGTTTAATACAAATACTAGACATAATAGGATAAACAAATGGCAAAACTACAAAAAATACAATATCACGATGACGTTTTGGTTGAAGAAGCAGAACTTACCGAAGAACAACTAAAACTTTACAAAGAGAATGAAGATGAGTTTTGGGAAAAATATGGGGATGATTTAGATTGGGATTACGTGAATGAATGGCAAAAGTATGATTCAGAGGAATATGAACTTATAGAAGATGAGGAAGAATAATGGCAAAAATACATAATTTAGGTGGGGGTCAACAACCACCACAAATGAATATCAAACCCGATGATTTACAAGATGTGAATTGTGATAATTGTGGTAAAGACTTATTCTTACCTTCAATGATGTTTAAGAAAATAAGTAAGTTACTGACAGGAACACCCAATGACCAAATTGTACCCGCAGAAGTATTTGTATGTGCAAACTGTGGTACGATACTCAAAGAAGTGCTACCTAAAGGCTTTAAGGTAGATGACGATGGAGAAGAGTAAATCTCTATTTGACCACTTTGCTCAACTAACTCATCTTAAAAAAGAAAACTATTGGAGTAATCTATCGGAAGGTGATAAGAAATCATTTTCACAGTTTATGTTAAATAGGTTTCTTAGTATGGAGTTAAACTATGTAGAATTAGTATCATACATACAGACATACAAACTACCCGATGAGATGTATGAACGAGTGATGAGAGAGTTTATACCGAAGAAAAAGATATATAACAAGTATCTTAAAGGAAAGAAAGACAAGAGTAATGAAGATATAGATATTCTATCAGAACATCTAAAGATTAGTAAAAGAGAAGCCATTGAATACTATGATACTCTAAAGTCAAAAAAACAGTTGAAACAAATTAAAGAAATAAAAAAACTATACGGACAACGTTTTGAAAAGAGTTAGTTATTCACAATACAAGTTATGGAAAAAGTGTCCACTATCGTACAAGTATAAGTACGTTGATAAAATTGCAGAAGATAAGTTGAGCATTCACCTTGGGTTTGGTACTGCGATGCACGACACTATACAATCCTACTTGTATGTGATGTATAACAAACGAAAGCTACCCAAAGACGCTGAAGTCAATGGCATACCCGTAAGAGATTACATTATACGAGATGGTAAGAAGTTTGTAGACTTTGATACAGACCGATTATTAAAAGAACGTATGTACGACGAGGTAAAGAAAATACCTGATTGGAAACGTGATGAGAGTATCACTAAAGAAAATATGGTGGAGTTTTATGAAGATGGTGTAGAGATTATCAACTACTTAAAGAAACACCGACGTGAATGGTTTTCATTGAAGGGTATTGAGTTGGTTGAAATAGAAATGAAACTAAATGAGAATATAAAAGAAAACTTGTCTTTTATCGGTTATATTGATATACTACTAAAAGATAAACAATCAGGTAGATATTATATTATAGATTTGAAAACATCTACAAAGGGTTGGGGTGATTGGCAAAAGAAAGATAAATCACTCACTAATCAAAATCTATTGTATAAAAACTATCTGAGTGAGAAACTAAATGTACCACAAGAAAAGATAAATGTTGAATACATCATACTTAAACGAAAAATACCTGAAGACCCTGAATGGCCTGCTATGGCACGACGGTTACAACGGTTTATTCCAACGGACGGTAAAGTAAGTATGAACCGTGCAATCAACGATTTTAATGACTTTGTGGAACACGTGTTTGATGAAAATGGGGAACGAAAAACAGAAGGGTATGAACCAACACCATCAACATCTGCTTGTAGATTCTGTGAATTCAACCAAAGAAATTTATGTGAATTTGCTATGAATTGATATTTATATATATGTATATACAAAAGGTTATGAAAAACGTTGACTTGAAATTAACATCGGTAAAAGTATTAAAAGGGTTATATTCTAACTTTAGAAAAGACTGTTTAGATACAGAGTTTACTTTACAAAAATTGGTAAATAGAACATTATACTTGTATGAAAACGATGAACAGTTTAAGGCAATGATTCACGAATTAGAGACACTAAAAGAAGAACACAATAATAAAACGTTATAGTAGATGAGTAAGAAAAAAATACTACTGCTCTCCGATGATTTACGATTACCGAGTGGAGTAGGTACAGTTTCTAAACATATAGTATTGGGTAGTTTAGACAAGTTTGATTGGGTACAGTTAGGAGCGGCAGTCAAACACCCTGACCAAGGGAAAGTGTTTGATTTATCAGAAGATGCTAGAAAACAGTCAGGTGTAGAAGATGCATCGGTTAAGATATATCCTTGGAGTGGGTATGGTGATGAAAACATATTACGAAAGTTGTTAGATGATGAAAAACCTGATGCAATCTTACACTTCACCGACCCCCGACAATGGTTGTGGTTATACAATATGGAACACGAGATACGACAAAATATTCCTATCTTTTTCTACCATATTTGGGACGACTTACCTGACCCACTTTACAATAGAAACTATTATGAAAGTTGTGATTGGATTGGTTGTATATCTAAACAGACATACGGTATTGTAAAACGAGTATGGGGTTCTACTGAACAATCACAATGGAACCAACCAAAAGATACTCAAGTTGATTATGTACCACACGGAATAGACACCGATATTTATAGACCCATTGTAGAGGGGGATAAAGATTATGACTTGATGATTGAGTTTAAAAAACAATTGTTTAAGGGTAACGACCCAAATTATGTGTTGTTTTATAACGCTCGTAACATTAGAAGAAAGATGACTTCCGATATCATCATATCGTTCCGTGATTTTTTATTAGAATTACCTAAAGAAGAACGTGATGATTGTTACTTGGTGTTACATACGACACCTGTTGATGGGAATGGTACTGATTTACCACGTGTGGTCAAAGACTTATTACCTGAATTCACAGATAATATTATATTTTCATCAGATAAAATAACACAAGAACAAATTAACTGTTTATATAACATCGCAGACACTACAATACTTATTTCATCTAATGAAGGATTTGGACTAAGTACGGCTGAAAGTATTGCTGCAGGAACACCCATTATTGTAAATGTTACAGGTGGTATGCAAGACCATTGTGGATTCCAATGGAATGTCGCAACATCAAATATGAATGAACAATTTGAATATTTAACTGCAGAAGATTATGTTGAGATTGGTTCCCTACACCATTGGAGAGAGTGGGTGGGTAAAGTAACTTGGGGTGAGTGGGCATCTCCTGTGTGGCCACAGACACGTAGTTTAGTAGGTTCACCACCAACACCATATATTTACGATGACAGAGTTGATAACTATGATGTTACCGACACCATTAAAGAACACTATATACTTGGACGTGAAGAAAGAAAACGTAGAGGTTTAGTTGGAAGAGAATGGTTGATGAATGAAGGTGGATTAAACGCAGAAAATATGTGTAATATATTCAAAGAATCAATGACACGGGAGATAGAGAATTTTAAACCAAGAAAACGATTTGAGTTAAATAAGATATGAGTAAACCATTTTTAGTATATTCGGCACCTATTACAACTCGTAGTGGTTACGGTGACCACGCACGAGACATCTTACGTTCACTTAGAGATTTAGATAAATTTGACATACAAATTGTATCACAGAAGTGGGGTAATACTCCAATGAACGCTCTTGATGACACTAATGAATTTCACCAATGGATAGAATCAAGTTTGGCACAATTCAAAGAAGGTAAGTTACAACTACCAAAACAACCCGATGTATGGGTTCAAGTAACTGTACCGAATGAATTTCAACGATTGGGTAAATGGAACGTTGGTATAACTGCGGGGATTGAGACAAGTGCAGTTTCTTCGGAATGGATACAAGGTATGAACCGAATGGATATAAACATTGTACCATCTGACCACTCAAAAGAAGCATTCATTCAATCGGTGTACACCGTAAAAAATGACAACACAGGTCAACAACAAGAATTGAAAATAGAAAAACCCATTGAAGTTTTATTTGAAGGTTTTGATGAAACTATTTTTACTAACAAGACACACGACATAGAAGATGTAATGTTGATTGATGAGTTGAGTAAAGTAAAAGAAAACTTTGCATTTTTATTTGTAGGTCATTGGTTAAAGGGTGACTTTGGACACGATAGAAAAGATGTAGCAACAATGATTAAAACTTTTTGTGAATCATTCAAAACATCATCAGACCAACCTGCGTTAATACTCAAAACTTCATCTGCTACGTTTTCTGTTTTAGACAGAGAAACTATGGTAGAGAAAATAAAAATGGTAAAAAACTCCGTCGGAGGTAAAACACCTAATATTTATTTATTACACGGTGACTTAACTGACAAAGAGATGAATAACTTATACAACCACCCAAAAGTAAAATCAATGGTATCATTTACTAAAGGTGAAGGGTTTGGTAGACCATTGTTAGAGTTTACACAAACAGGTAAACCATTGATTGTCCCCGCGTGGAGTGGGCATATGGATTTCTTGGATAAAGAACACGCCGTTCTATTAGGTGGTCAACTACAAAACGTACATCAATCTGCAGTATGGGACAAAGTAATCATACCTGAAAGTAAATGGTTATATGTTGATACCAACCACGGTAAGAAAGCGTTTAAGGAAGTATTTAAAAACTACAAAAAGTATAAGAAAAACGCAGAAATACTTAGAAAGAAAAACAAAAAATTCACACTAAGTAAAATGACTGAAAAACTTGGAGAGATTATTGATAGTAACATTCCCGAGTTTCCAAAAGAAATACAGTTGAACTTACCAAATCTACCAAAATTAAAAAAAGTTGAGTAATGGCATCATTTCAACTTAAACTAAGAAGAGAGTACTTAGATAACAAACGAAGACTAATTCCTGTGTCTAAAGTTGACTATGGTTCTTTGGTAGAAGTTATGTATAAAGGTAGTGATAAAGTAAAGAAATATGATGTATTTGTGTTACATCCTGCCCTTGACGGTAAAACATTTCATTGTCTTGATTTATCCTTGATAGATGAATTTATATTTGAAAAATTTTATTTAGAAAATAAACAAACAGACCCTGAAATACTCTATAAAAACATAAAAAATAAAAAAGGTTTATTCAAACCCAATATTAGAATTGGTACAAGTTTTTATGAGTCAAAGGTGAAACGAGATAAACTTTTGATGAAAAATAGACCATATAAAACATTAAAAATTGAAAACATTAAAACAATTAAGTATATTCCATACGATGAAAGTAATATCGTGGAACTCTACAAAAAGTGGAGAATAACAAATCCACGCAAGTTAACCGAAGAATTAAACGATAACGAATCAGAACAACTATGATTAGTATTAGTTACGCAGTCACCGTATGTGACGAACTTGATGAAATTAAAACACTTATCCCATTTTTATTAGAACATAAACAACCACAAGACGAAGTAGTTGTTTTGTTTGATGAGTCAAAAGAAGATGATGATGTATTAACTTATTTGGAACACATTGGTGGTATTAGAGTATACAAAGATACATTCACAGGACATTTTGCAGAATGGAAAAACAAACTGTCTGATTTTTGTAAAAATGATTATATCTTTCAGATTGACGCAGATGAAGTACCACATAAGTTATTGATGGAAAACTTACATTCTATGATTGAAGAACAACCTGTTGATTTATACTACATACCACGTGTAAATACAGTTAGTGGTATTACAACAGAACACATAGAAAAATGGGGTTGGTCACAAAATCAATCAGGTTGGGTTAATTACCCCGACTATCAAAGTAGAATATACAAAAACTCAAAACGAATTAAATGGACTAGTAAGGTACACGAAAGTATTGTAGGGTTTAGGTTATTCACCCGACTTCCTGCGTATGAAGAACTATCATTATACCATCACAAGAATATTGACAGACAAGAAAAACAAAACAGTTACTATAACACACTATAATTATGGAAGGAAAATTCAAACCACTAGGTGACCGAGTATTGGTCAAACCAACTAACGTTGAAGAAGAAACAACAACAAAGTCAGGTATCATTATATCAGATGCAATCACATCAGGTAGAAAAGTTCACGGTACAGTTGTATCTGTTGGTACAGGTATTTGGTCACAGAACGGTGAACGAATCCCAATGACTGTTCAAGTTGGTGATACGGTTGTGTACGAAAAGTCCCAAGCTACCAACGACATACAAGTTGGAGATGAAAAGTATATTCTTTTCAACGAACATCAACTGATTGGAATCGTCCGATAATGAAAATATTAGTTACAGGTGGTAATGGTTTTATAGGAGCTAATCTCATAAAACGATTAGTTGATGGGGGGAATGAAGTTCATTCATTAGATGATTTATCAACTGGATATAAAGAGTATGAGGTAGAGGGGTGTGTTTATCATTATTGTGATATAGAAGATTTACACATCATTGATGGTAGTGATTTTGATGTGTGTTATCATTTAGCCGCTTTATCTCGTATCCAACCATCATTTACTGACCCTGATGAAACATTTAGAGTTAATACATTTGGAACTCAAATAGTCGCTGATTGGGCTAGAACATACAATGTTAAACTTATATACGCAGGTTCATCATCTAAATGGCATGACCCTCACCAATCACCCTACGCTACATACAAACACTTGGGTGAAGAGATATGTAAGATGTATCGTAAGGTATATAACTTACACATAGATATTGTTAGGTTCTACAATGTTTACGGCCCAATGGAAATTGTTGATGGAGATTGGGCAGCAGTAATTGGAATTTGGAGAAGACAGATACGAGATGGTGAACCATTGGCTATTGTTGGTGATGGCGAACAACGTAGAGACTTCACACACGTTGATGACATTGTAGATGGTTTGGTTAAGATAGGTAACTTAGATTACTACCACGAAGATGCTTGGGAATTAGGGACAGGTGTAAACTATTCTATCAATCACGTAGCACAATTCTTTGTTGATAAATTTAAGTGTAAGGTGAAATACATCCCTGACCAACGGGGAAATTATAGAGTAACATTAAGAAAGAACGATGATTCTTTATATCGTTTAGGGTGGAAACCAACTGATAAACTAAAATCTTACATTGATTCATTATAATGGCTAATGGTATTTACAAAGTTACGGAAGAGTTTGAGGAAAAATTGACTGACTACACAGGAGCTAGGTATGTAGTTACAGTTGATAATGCATCCAATGCTTTGTTCTTAGCTCTTAAATATGAAAATATCGAGGGAAAAGAAATTACCATACCATCAAGAACTTATCCATCAGTTCCGTGTGAAATTATTCACGCTGGTGGTAAGGTTAAATTTGAGAATGTTGAAGGAAAAACAATAAAAGGAGCATATCAATTAAAAGGTTCTAATGTATGGGATTCAGCATTGAGATTTACGGCTGATATGTATATACCAAATACTCATATGTGTATATCCTTTACAGGCCCTTATAAGCATTTTAAGTTATCCAAAGGTGGAGCAATTCTAACGGATGATTACGAAGCTTATCTTTGGTTTAAGAGAGCAAGATATAGTGGTAGGAGAGAATGTTCATACCATGAAGACCATTTTGATATGTTAGGTTGGAATTTCTATATGATGCCGGAACTCGCGGCGAGGGGATTGTTATTAATGAATCAATTTTATTATATGGATGGTAGTAAAAGAGAAAATGAGGATTTGGAATTACCATATCCTGATTTAAGTAAATACAAAATTTATACACAATAATGTTTTTATCAAAATCACAATTAAATAAACTTAACCTTAAAAGTGTTGGAAATAATGTAAAAATTTCAGATAAGGCAACATTTTATAATCCAACTAATATTGAAATAGGAGATAACGTTAGAATAGATGATTACTGTATTTTGAGTGCTGGTGAGGGTGGGATTAAAATAGAAAATTATGTTCATATCGCTGTTTTTTGTTCTATCATTGGAAACGGTAGAGTAGTGATGGAAGACTTCTCGGGATTATCATCTCGGGTTTCAATATACTCATCCAATGATGATTATTCGGGTAATTTTCTAACTAACCCAACAGTTCCATCGGAACATACGAATGTATCTCACGGTGATGTTCATCTTAAAAAACACGTGATAGTTGGAGCAGGTTCTGTTATCTTACCAAATGTAGTATTAGAAGAAGGAGTGGCTGTTGGTTCTCTTTCTCTTGTGACTAAATCAGTGGATGAATATAAAATCGTTGTTGGTAATCCAGCAAAAGTTCTGAAAGATAGAAAAAGGAACCTAAAAGAATTAGAATGGAAGTTGTTAGAGAAATAACTATTACAGATGAAATGGTTCGTTCATTTGCTGAACTAACAGGTGATAAAAACCCAATACATCTTGATGATGATTACGCGAAACATAGTAGATTTGGTAGAAGAATAGCTCACGGTATGTTAGTTTCTTCTTTCATATCAACGATAATAGCTACCGACTATCCCGGCGAAGGAAGTATTTATGTTAATCAAAAACTAAACTTTATACTACCTTGTTATATAGGAGATAAACTTGTGTATAGAATTAACGAGATAGAAGAAGAAAACGGAAAATATACATTATCTACATTGGTATTTAGAGATGATATTTGTATTTTAAGTGGAAAGGCATTTGTTATAAAAAGATGAGAAAGATTAAACTTTGCACACATATTGATAGAAAACCAAACTATCTGTTCGATTTTTGGATAAAACATCATCTTCGTTTTTTCGGAAAGAATGATTTTCTTTTCGCATCTGATACAAAATTAGATGCTGGTTATGTGGTTGATTATTTAAGGAATAATTATGATATTGAAGTTGACATCCTAAATGATATAAAAAATGATACCGATGTAAGTAAAAGTATTTTGTTAATAAATGAAAAAGAATCTCCACAGGATTACCAAACATTTACAGATTACGCTAGGGATTATCATAATTGGATTCAGCATCGATTATTAGATGAAGGTATAAACGTTGTGGTTTGGATGGATATCGATGAACTAATTTACCACGACGACTTGGGTAATGTATTACAAGAATTTGAGGGCGATGTAATCAGACCACGTGGTGTTGAAATAATACACGATTTGGAAAATGAAGCTGATTTTGATTTTTCTAAAAAAATAAAAGAACAAAGAAGTAAAATTAGATATTATGGTTCTAAAAATAAACCAACAATAACAAGAGCTAAAATAAGTTGGGATGCTGGTAAGCATCAGGCTGGTGGATATCCACACGGTGATAATATAGAGTTAGATAAATTATACGATGGACTGTATCTCATTCATCTTCATTATTTGGACTTGAAATCAATGCAAGATATTTACAGAGAAAATCTTACAATCTACAATGAATGTAAAAGACAGCACAACCAATCAGGCCCTGAATTTTTAGAGAAGAGATTTGCGGAGATACAATCCGATATTTTGGATGGTGATGAAATAATAGGTAAATTAGATATATAATAAAACTTAATAAAACTTAATAAAATACAATATGTTAAACTACGAAAATTTAATTGGAAAATTCGAGAGTGTTATTAACACACAAGAATGGGCGGATTTACAACAAAAGTTTAATGAGGCTGAAACTATATTTTTACTTGGACACGGTGGTAACTTGGCTGTGGCTGACCACGCAGCAGCTGATATTACACGATTATCAAATGGTCAACGATTAGCTATGGCACCCGGCTCCGCCATTTTAGCAACATCTCTTATCAATGATACGAGTTGGGATGAGTGGATGGTGGCTTGGATGGAAGCTAATACAAGAAACAGAACGAAAGAACAAATTGAAAAAACACTTGTTCTTGGTATTAGTTCATCGGGTAAAAGTAAAGATATTATCAAAGCTCTCCAATGGAGTAATGCTCGTGGTTGTAATGTGGCGTGTATTACATCATATTCATTAACAGAAAAAGTAAATAACTGTTCTATTGTTGAATTAGGGGCTGATTTTTATCATACGGCAGAAGTTCTAACTTTGTTATTGACTTATGAATTAACACATGGTTCAGGTAATGTTTGTCCACCTATTAACAAAAACAAACCAACCGATATTAAAGAACTTAATTGGAATAAAGGAATCCGTGAACATTCATATCCCGATGAAACTCAAAACTTAGGAATCGATTTTGATAATGTGATTCATAAAAACTCAAAGGGTTACTTCGATGGAACTATTTACGATGAACCCGTTGAGGGAGTAGAAGAAGCATTAAAGGAATTATCAGAAAAATATACATTGGTTTGTTATACAGTAAAAGCTAGAGCAGATAGAGGATTGGTTAATGGTAAAACGGGACTTGAATTGGTCACAGAGTGGTTACAAAAATATGGCTTTGATAAATACATTACAAAAGTAACATCTGAAAAACCAAGAGCAGTTGCATATATCGATGATAAGGGAATTCGTTTTGATGGATGGGATACGACGTTGGAACAAATGAAAAACCTTAACTTGTTATGATAGATGTTACAGTAGTTATTCCATGTAGGGCTGGTTCAACGAGGGTTATAAATAAAAATTTTAGACCATTCGCTGATTCCACTCTATTGGAAATAAAAATAAATCAAGCTAAGAAACTAAATCTTTCAGTCGTAGTAAATTCTGATAGTGATGTAGCTAAAAGAATGGCAGAAGAAAATGGAGTTGGTTTCGTTGAAAGACCCGAATATTATGCTAGTTCTAAATGTAACAACAGTGAGTATTATGAATATTTGGGTTCCTCTGTTGATACAGAATATATAATGATACTACAACCAACCGCTCCTCTATTAGATGATGATACACTATTCAATGTTCTTAATGAGTTCAGTGAAAACGTTGAGCAATTTGATTCGTTAATGACTGTTCAACTCGTTAAAAAACACACGTGGTTTCGTGGATGTCCACTTAACTATGACTTAAAGAATACACCAAATTCACAGAATCTTGAACCTATATTGTTTCCTACATTTAACGTCATGATTGTTAAAGTATCTTCTTTACTTGAGCATAAAAATGTTATAACGGATAAATGTTTATTTTTTGAGGTATCCGATGGGGAATCAATTGAAATAGATGAAATGATTGAATTCCAAATGGCAGAATACCTTTATAAAAGAAAATATGAAAATACATAATATTCATTGTTTAGCGTTAAATTATAAAGGGATTGGTGAAATAAATCAAGACCCAATATATTTTCTTAAATCAAATTCTTGTATTACAAATGAAGGGGGAATAGTTCCTTATCCAAAATTTAAGGTTTCGGATGTTTGGACAGAAGTTGAATTGGGATTGGTTATTGGGAAAGATTGTGAGATTCTTTCAGAAGAAGAAGCATTTAGTGTTATTGAAGGATTTTTTGTGGCTGGTGATATTACTTGTAATTCCATTTACGAAAGAGACCATCATCTTCCATTTTCTAAATCAAGAACAGGATTTTGTCCGATTGGTGATGATGTTGTAAATTTAGATTTGAGGGATAGAACGCTTGATATGAAAACATTCATAAATGGAGTAGAACTACAACACGGGAATACTCGTGATATGATTTATAATCCATATCAATCGGTTAGTTATCTATCAAAAATAGTAACATTGAAAAGGGGAGATATAGTCATTACAGGAACTCCAACTACAAAAAACGGAGGGCCTCAATATGATTGTTTAGTAAAACCCAATGATATTATTAAACATACGATTGAAGGAATAGGAGAATTAAATTATAGGTTTGGTGAATGAATATTTTAGTTACAGGGGCTAGTGGTTTTATTGGGAGTAATTTAGTAGAAAAACTAAAACAATTAAATTATAATGTTACAACATTAGATATAAAAGGAACTCCCGATTATAAAGTAGATATATCTACCGATGAAAAAATAAACATAAAAGAAGATATAGATGTAATTTTTCACTTGGCAGCACAACCATTCGGAAAGGGTTCAGAAATAAATCCACATATGGATACGGATTATAATGTAAAAGGAACTCTAAATGTTTGTTATTTAGCCAAAGAAAAAAATGTAAAAAAGTTTATTTACACATCAACAACCGCCGTATATGGTGATAATGAATTCGCAGATGAAGAAAGTGAATTAAATCCACTATCAAATTACGCAGTTTCTAAATTGAGTGGAGAGTTTTATGTTAAAAAGTTTTCACATGACGTTGGGTTTAACTATCACATATTAAGACTTTGGAATACGTATGGTAAGGGACAAGACTTAACTAATGAAAATAAAGGTGTTGTTTCTGTATTTACCAATCAGGTGTTAAAAGGAAAAGAAATAAATGTTACGGGTTCTCTTGATAGGATACGAGACATCATTCACGTAGATGATGTAGTTAGTTCTTTAATCCATATGTTGAGTATAGAGCATTCTGATGTATATAACGTATCAAATGGAATTCCAATTACAATAAGAGAACTTATACATACTATTATACAACAATCAAATCAAAATATTACTGATTTTGATATAAAGAATATCGGTGGGCATGTTGGTGACCAATTTAAGTGTGTTGGTAATAATAGTAAACTTAAAGAAGCTGGATGGGAACCTTGTGTATCTATTGAAGATGGATTGAACGATTTTATAGAATATGTAAAGGAATATCAAAATGGAAAATGAATTGTGGAAAAATATAAAAAGAGAAGATGGATACGAACGTAATATTAGTTAGTAAAGGGCCAAGTGCTAGAGAAATTCCTAAAAGTGATGATTACAAAATATCTTGCTTGAATAACGCTATCATATTATGCGAAGAGGTAGATTACTTCTTTATGCACGATACGGATAATTGGGATATTATTGATATAAATGAATGGAAAAAGGTAAAGAATTTTATAATGCCATATTATCCACAGATGAGACATCCCGGCGGATTTAATGAGCAATATGATTATAAGGTTTGGATGGAGCCTGTATTGGAGGTCAACCCTGACTGTAAGTTTCACGTTGTTGCATTAGGTGTTCACGATATGAACAGATTAAACTATCCAAAAGATATACCACATATGGGAGAAACGTATTCGGTTTTACAAACAGCCGCTACTTGGCTAGGTATGAATGGTATAAGTAACTTAATCACGTGTGGCATTGACCCCGAAGGGGGATATCATCCCATGTTTGAGTATAAATATTTAGGTGAAAGGTCTAAACAGGCTTCGGTTTGGACATCACAAATGGCTGAAGAAACATCACGCAGATTTCACGATATAGCTAGAAAATATAATTACAACATTCATAGATTAATGGATGATTGGACTACAAAACAAATTGTGTAATGAGAGTATTATCTACGTTAGCGTGTTATAGTGGAAACGAGAATATCTATATAAATAAAGTCGTTGAGGAGCTTAAAAAAGTTTCTGATGTTGTAATATTTTCACCCGAGAAAATAAACATTGATGGAGTAAAAACTGAAATTCGTGATAAATCATTAGCTCATGGTTTGGTTTTTGAGCCACGACAGTATATTTTAGATAACTTACATAATTATGATTATTTCTTATACAACGAAGATGATATACTAATACCATCAGATTCATTGGAATACGCTATATCTGTAAACGAGAAACTAATAAAGAAAGATATACAATACAATGTAGGATTTCTTCGGTATGAATTAGAAAATAATATACCTGAATTTGTTGATTTGGCACCTTACAATTCTGTTCACTTGGGTGGTAACGGTGTGAGTGATATAATTAGATTCATTACTAAGATAGATGAAGAGTATTACTTCCATCCTTGGAACCCCCATAGTGGTAATTTTATATTATCAAGAGAACAGGTTGAATTACTACATAGAAATGGTAAATTTCCAACAACACCATCAGCTACATATGCTGGTATATTGGAAAGTGGGGCAACAGGATTTCAAGATGTGATTAGAAAATTCACACCAACAGAAGGTTACAAAAAACTTATGGTTCACCACATGAGTAACAAGTATGTGTTTAACCCAGTGAAAGTAAATTGTGATTTGTTAGATAATTTGTTTAACTTTATACCTGAAGATATTCCAAACTATTATCTAAATTTATGATAGTAACAATTCACCAACCAAATTTTATGCCGTGGTTTCCTTTTTTCCAAAAGGTAGAACAATCAGATATTTTTGTTATTCTTACTCATTGTCAATTTGAGAAAAATGGATTTCAGAATAGATTTAATTTTGATGGAAGATGGAATACTATGAGTGTTAAAAAAGGATTGGACAGTATTATGGATAAAATGTATGCAGACCCTCATAGAGATTGGAAACGTATAAAGAAAACATTATTTAAGTATCAAGAGATTTTAGATGAAATGGATGAATTTATATCAAATAGTCTTGTTGATACTAACATTAAAATAATAAAATATTTTATTGATAGATTAAACATAGATACTGAAATAGTTTTAGATTATCCGACTGAATTAAAATCAACCGATAGATTGGTTGATTTATGTAAACACTATGGTGCTACTACATATTTGGCCGGACAGGGTGGAAAGGACTATTTAGATACATCTTTGTTTGAGAATGAAAATATAGGAGTGATGTTTCAGGAAAATATGAATAGAGTTCATACATTGGAGTTATTAAAATGAAATTGTTAGGATTTGATAAAGTTCTCTGTATATCACCACATCCCGATGATGTAGAGTATAGTATGTTAGGGACTATAATGAAACATACGGACACGATGTTTTATGTTTTACAGTTAGTTCAGGGTGGAGATTTTGATGAAACAACTGGTGAGAGTAGATTAGATGAAGTAACCGATGTTTGGATGTGTTCGGAAGCAAAAAACATAAAGATAATATTCAGCCCACATAAATTTGTTAGAGATTTAAGAGAAGATGGTTGGGTAAATTATATAGAAAATATATTAAAGGAACACGGTAAGTTTGATGCAATCATTTTACCGAACGAAACCGATTCTCACTTTGAGCATAGATTTATAAGTGGATTCGGTTCAGCACTGATACGAAATAACAATATAAGTTTAATTCAGTATTATACCCCAAGCACACAGGATGAATGGAATCCTAACTTTTATGTTGAGATAGAAAATGAATACGAAAAGAAAATAGAATGTTTACGATTGTTTACATCACAATCGCATAGGTATTATTTTAGAGATGATGTTTTACGAGCATTTCATTCTGATTTTCAATGTGCTAAAAAAGGTATTCACTATATAGAAAAATACAAAATATTAAACCTATACAAATGAATAATTTAGTATTCCTGTTTAAGTCACATAGACCACATTTAGATTACACTAAACAATTAGTAGAAACAGCCAATGAGTTTAATGTAGATGGTATTCCTATTTATCTATCCATTCCAAAAGAACAAAAAGACTTATTTGTAAATCATATCGGAACCGATGGGTATGAACTTATTTTTGATGAGGATGTTATTGGTGGGGGTGTAAATCAAAATTGGCATACCCAACAGTTGGTAAAGATGAAGTTTAGTGAAACAGGTTTATCTGAAAACTATCTATGGGTAGATGGTGATTCTTACTTTATAAGAGATTACTACATATCTGATTTTATGTTCGATGAAGAAACACCATACACCACTATTCACGAGAACAAGGATTTATTTCAATGGATGGCCACGCAGGGTGGGTTATTAGATAGCGTTCTACAATCATACAAAAGAGACAGAGATATTGTAATGAGTTTATTTGGTAGACGGGGTAAGTATTATGATTATACCTGCCCTAATTTATGGTCAGTTAAAGTATTACAACATATGAAAGAAAACTATCTTGAACCAAACAAACTTACATTTCAGAATTTATTAGAGGTTATGGCTGGTGAATTAGTTTGGTATGGTGAATATTTATTAGCAACAAAGGTTATACCATTGATTCCTTGTGAATCTTGGTTCAAGCCATTCCATTATTTACAACAGATGGTAGATTATAAACAACAAGGTCATACTGAAGAAACAATAGCCAAAAACTTTTTGGGAATTGTAATGCCATCAAAAGAAACAAAACAATTGAGGTTTTAATGTTAATAGCGACACTTAATCACAACTTACCCGAACTCACAGATAACCTCGTAAATCAACTTAAACGCGATAGTAAGTTTGATGAGTGTGAAATAATGGTTGTGGATAATGGTTCATCGGATGGTAATATTGCACAATCAACTACCCATAGATTGGAAGATAATATATTCTTTGGTGGTGGGTTTAATGTGGTATTAGATTACTTTTTGAATCAAACAAAACACGACTATCTATATTTTTTAAACAATGATTTAATATTCCACGGCCCATCATTTATATCAACTTCTTTGAAAGAAACAATAGAAAGTGATGCAGGTGTGTATTCACCATCTATTATAAACGCATCTATTGAACAATGTCATTGGAAACAGATGTGGCATTGGGGTAAAGGATTACGTAGTGTTAAGTGGGTTGATTTTCAATCACCACTATTAAGACGAGATATATGTGAACGAATTAAACAATACCCAATGGAACTTATTTACGGTTGGGGGTTAGATTTTTACACAGGTATTGTTGGAGAAGATATGGGGGTAAAACATATTGTATCAGACACACATACCATAACACATCTAAATTCTCAGACATTCAAACAAAATAAAATCAATATAGGTGTTAGTGAATTTTGTAGAATTGCAGAAGGAAATATGAATAATTACTTTTTAACATCGGATAGAAAAGAAAAATATTTAGAATATAGAAACTATGGGGAAATCTACAAAACATAAACTTACATTTTGTATATCAACATACAACAACTTGGAGTATCTAAAGATTGCGGTTGATAGTGTACGTAAGAACTCATACTACAAAAACTCTCCGTTTATTATTCACGCAGAAAACTGTGATGACGGAACAGATGAATGGTTAAAAGAGAATTCAGATAGATATAACTTGACTTATTTTATAGATAAGACTATATTAGGTGGAAGTGTAAAGGGAATTGGTGGTGGAATGAATTTCTGTGCGGACAACGTAGAAACTGAATATATTATGTTCCTACATTCAGACTTTTACGTTACACCAAATTGGGATAAATCATTGATGGATACTCACAACAAATATCCAAATGAAAAACTATGGATAAACTCACACAGAGTAGAACCACAAATGTTCCCTAATTCACAAAGTAGACCCGGCACAATAGTGGTTCCCAAAGACGCATTTGGTGCGTATCACTATGATTTTAATTCAGATACTTTTGATAAATTTTCTAAAGAGTTTACCACTCTCAATGATGTTGAGATACCAAAAGGTGAGGGGGTAAGTGGGTTGATTAAGAAAGAACATTGGGATGAGATTGGTGGGAATGACCCATTGTTTTCACCTGCGTCTTGGGATGATATGGACTTGTTTCTACGAATGTTACAGGATGGGTTTAAGTTTGTATTACCAAGTAAATCATTGGTATGGCATTTTGGTGCAAGAGGTAGTCATAGATTAGAGGAGAACAATGGTAAAACATCTGAAAGACAACGATTAGCAGAACAAAGAAATAAACACAAATGGTTATCAAAGTGGGGTAGTATGCCAACCTTTGACGAATACGGAATGATAAATGGATTACAGTAATATAACACTAGTCATACCATCTCATAATAATTTACGACACCTTAAAAACGTATACACATCTATTAGAAAGTTTTATACAGATGTAGAGGTTATACTATTAGATGATTGTTCTACCGATGGGACGTGGGATTGGATGACTTCACTTCAAGATAATAACGTAGTCACCTATACAACTAACAAAAAATTAGGACACACCATACTATATGATGTGGGCATTGGTATGGCTAAGAATGATATAGTGGGGATATTACACGCCGATATGATTGTAGGCCCTAACTATTTAGAGAACTTACTAAAACATTTGGAAAAAGGAAAGGTAGTGTGTGCTACTAGAATTGAACCACCACTCCACCCCGAAGGTAATGAAAAGATTATACGAGACTTTGGTATGGACTTTGATACACTTGATATAGATGGGTTTGAAACATACGTAACAGAACAGCAAAAGGTAAGTAAAGACCAAACAACTCGTGGGATGTTCGCACCTTGGATTTTATACAAAGAAGACTTTCAACGAATTGGTGGACACGACCCGTTATTCCACCCATTTCCATATGAAGATAGTGATATTTTTCAACGATGGATACTACAAGGTTACGAATTAATACAGAGTAGAGATAGTTTTGTATATCATTTGACGTGTAGAGGGCACCGTTGGACAGAAGAGATAGGACAGAATGATGACTACTTTCCAATAGTTGAAGAAAGAGCAAGACTGAATTATATTAGAAAGTGGGGTAGTTGGATTAAGAATGATAATTATCAATACCCAATTATACCACCCGTATATAGAAAGACTTTGGTATTGAAAAACTCAAATACTAATGTATTATCATTACTAGAACCGTGGTTCACCACTATACAAACAGACTTGGGTAAAGAACAGTTAGATACATTCATTAAACACACACAACCTAAAACAATGTTTGACTTAACTGAAAAGTTTAACACAGACTTACAAGAAGATATAGTAGTTAAACTTGATGGTAATGATTTAGACCGACAGACTTTTGGTGTTATTGAAAATCTCAATTACATAATAAAAGATAGTGGTGAAGAAGGTGAGTTTAGATTGTTTGAGTTGGAAATACTTATAAATAAAATAACAGACACATCAACTGATTTAATACACATACCATATGAAAGAACAAATAGATTCTATTAAAGAACAAGTATCCAAAATAGTAAGCGCGATTAATGATATGACTTCCGCATTAGACGACGCTGTCAAAGACATAGAAAAAGTTAACAAGTTAAGCGACACTCTTGAAAAACGACAGGAAATAGAACAGACTCTTAGAAAGTTAAAAGAAAAGGAGTAATTTTTTATCCTACGACTTGATATTTATAAGAAACTTTCGTAACTTATAGAGGAAACTAAAATGTCGTTCAAGGATATATTTAAAGATAATAATGATTTCAATGAAAAATCTATTGTAGGTTTTGGTGCTTTTGCAGTAATGGCTTTATTTGCTAGTGCAGATGTAGTGACAGGTATACTAGGACAAGACTTAGTGATTAGTGATACCATCTTCAACTCATTCGTAATTATAGTATTAGGTTCATTTGGAATCGCAGAGGCAGGAAAAGTATTGGGTGGTAAAAAAGACTAATGAATGAAAATGTTATAAATAACCACGATGGGAAGTCCTCACCGTTTGGGTCGGGGTACAAGAAAATCGTGGAGGGTAAAAAGATAAGAATTTTTGACTTGGATGACACCCTTGTACAGACCAAGTCTAAAATCTATGTTACTAATAAACAGACAGGGAGAGAGTTTTCACTTACCCCTGCTCAGTTTGCATTATACAACCCAAAGAAAGGTGATAAGTTTGACTTTAGTGATTTTGACAAACTAATATCACCACAGGGTATAAAGAAATACAACAAAGTGTTACAACGATTGGTAAAATCAGGTGGTGATAGAAAGATTGTTATACTTACTGCTCGTGCGTCTATTAAACCCGTAGCACAATACTTAAAGAGTATTGGTATTACATCAGGGGTACAGATGGTTGGTCTTGCTGATGGGAATCCGATGAAGAAAAAAAACTATATAGAGAAAATGATAAAAGCTGGATATGATGATGTATTTTTTATTGATGACTCTCCTAAAAATATAGATGCAGTAAACCAATTAAAAAGGGATTATCCCGATGTTATTATAAAGACTCAACTTGCAAAATTGAGTTAAATAAAACCTGTTTGTTTTTATATTTATCTATATATTGATAAAACTATGATTAGATTAAAAACACTTTTAGATGAGATTAATGGATTAAATGAAAATTTAATGTCGTGTCCACCTGCAACTCAAAATCTAGAACTTAATACTAAAAACAGAAATTCAGCCATTAAAGCTGATTACATTCAATACGGCCCATTAAATGTCAAAGAACCTGGCAGGTATTGGGAAGATATAGCTGACTTTTGGAATACGAGTGTAGATGCGGCTAAACAATCTAATTGTGGTAATTGCACCGCGTTTGATATTTCTCCAAGAATGGATGAATGTATGCCGGGTAAGACATCGGACGGTGATGGTAGATTGGGGTATTGTTGGATGCATAGTTTTAAATGTCACTCTGCTAGAAGTTGTAGAACTTGGGCTAAAGGAGGCCCGATAACAGAGGACGAAACCTCTTATGATTGGCAAAAGAGGAAACAAGATAATGATTAAACTAAAAGACTTACTCACCGAAGATTGTTGGGACGGATATAAACAAGTAGGGATGAAAACCAAGAATGGTAAACAAGTTCCTAATTGTGTTCCCGTTGAAGAGGATTTGAGAAAGTGGTTTGGTAAAGGTAAAACAGGCTCATCAACAGGTGGTGGTTGGGATAGATACGGTAGTGATGGTCAAAAATTAGGTAAATGTGGTGAAGGTGAAGAAGGTGATGCATACGCCGCTTGTTTATCAAAAGAGAAAGCCGCCAAGTTAGGCCCCAAAGGTAGAGCCGCGTTTGTAAGAAGAAAGAGAGCTGACCAAAAGAAGGCGGGAGATGCTAAAAAAGGTGGTGAGACAAAAAAAGGACAAAAACCAACATTTTCTAAAACAGGTGCGTAATGAAAATAAAAAGAAACCATATACAAACACTTATTAATGAATCTTTAAATGAAGAGTATTACGATTATTTAAGAGATTATAGAGCAGGGTTGATAGATAAGAAAACCTTTGACGCACTTGTTGCACAGGAGAAAGACAGAGAACGTCAAGCTATGAGACATCCATATGCTAAGTATAAAGATGATTTGATGAAATATGGTGAGATGAAAATATACTTTAACATCCCATATTCTATGAAGGATAGGTTTAAAAAATACTATGGTGCTAGATGGGATAATAATAGAAAACAATGGTATTTACTTATTGCCAGAAAAAATATACGGTTGGGTGATATTGCAAAATACTATGATGAATCAGGAACTGATAAAAAGTTTAGAAACTACATAAAAAAATGAAAATAACTAAAGAAGAATTAAGACAAATCATCAAAGAAGAAATTAAGAACTTACAACAGATTCTTAAAGAGATAAAACATTTATCAAACGATGAACGAGAAGTGGAGTAAGTCATATAAGAAATCAATAGACTGTAATAACCCCAAGGGTTTCAGTCAAAAGGCACATTGTGCTGGACGTAAAAAAAGACAACAAGGAGAATCAATAATGTCCAAACCTGTAAATGAACAACAATTAAAAGAAGTAGAACTATTTTTAGAAAAGAATGTTCCTACAAATCCATCAAAATGGTCTTATTACAAATCACAGGCTAAGAAAAAGTTTGATGTTTACCCATCAGCATACGCAAATGCTTGGGCAGCAAAACAATACAAGGCCGCAGGTGGTGGTTGGAAAACTAAAAAAGAAAGTATAGATGAGTTCCAACGTGACCGACAGTTACGAGACCCTAAGAAAGAGATGTTGATTGTAAAAGATGGTAAAGTGATTGTGATTAACAAAAAAGACTTTGATAAATACAAAAGAAAAGGTTGGATAGTTGCAGAGGGGTTGGACGAGAAAAAAAATATAAAAGTTACTTTCCGTAGTAAAGCTGCAAAACAAAAGTATATGAAAAAACAATCTCTACAACCAAACTCCAAAGAGATTGTAAATCAAACTGATACTTCATTGACATTGACACCCGATATGAAAGACTATGTGAGTAAGAAAAGTCACGATGACTTGATTTACCAAGTAGAATCAGTAGTAAACGAAGCAAAGTCAGTAACTCTTATTACGTATGGTGGTAGAGAAATTAAATACAAGAATAGTGACATAGATAATTTTATTCGTAATTTAGACTTAAACGTAGAAGACTTGCCGGGTTTAATATATAAGGCAAGTATGCGTAATCCTAATATTATTAATACTCGTGCTAAATCGTATGATAAAAAGAAAGAGGCAATATTAAAATTATTGAAAAAAATTAAATCACATAGTGGTGATGTGATTATTGATTTAGATTCTAAAAATCCATCATTTAAACATACTGTAAGATTCGGATTACCTGAATCAGTAAACGAATCAAATGAAACTTATTTCAAATCCTTCACCAATGCAGCTGAAGCTGCTAGAGCATACGCTTTGAAAAAAGGATATGATGTGGATGAGGATGATTGGCAATCACAAGTTGCTTTTGGTGGTAGGTATGGTAGAGGTAGACCTAGTGTGGGTAAAACTCACTCATTTAGTGTTGGACTTTTAAGAAATGGTAAACCACAAAGAAAAGCACTACACTTCTCAGTTTATGGAATGGAAAGTGGAAACTTTGAATTAACCGCATATATTAACTAAGATGATTAAACTAACCGAAATACTTGCCGAATCAAAAGAACCTGAAGTAATTTCTCAATTACGAAGTATTGTCAAAGACCAACAAAACAAAAAAATAAAAGACCCTGTAAGTGGTAAGACGATGAGAGTAGATTTGTATTCTGCATCCGCAGTCACTCAGGTCTATGATGCATTAGGCAAATCAAACAAAGATAAATTTGGAAAACTTTCATTACCTAAAATGGTAAATGTTGCATTTAAACTGATAAAGTAATTAAAATTATATTTATACCAAAGAACTAACAAACACACTATTATGGAAAAAGAACTAAAACAATTAGAAGAAGCACTCACACAAATCCAAAAATATCAAATGGACGAACCTGACCACGAAGGTGAGATGGCTAAATCACAGATGTTGAAAACGATGAAGTATGCGGCTGATATTATGAATACGATTGATGACTCAACTAACTTACCTGCGTGGGTTCAATCTAAACTTACTAAAATTGCTGACTATATTGGTGCGGTAAAACATTATATGGACTCTAAAACAGTAAGACACATTGTAACTAATATGGGTGAAGGTGTTGAACGTAAATCAGAGGAAATCCGACTAGTTGATATGGTTCCTGTTAATAGTAGAAGAGAATCAGTAAAAGAATCAGTAAACGAACGTAAAATGAATAGGAAAAGTGCACAAAGAATTAAACTTTTTGGGTACGAACCTATTTTTAAAGAAATTGATTTTGCCAAAAAAGATTTGAAAAGACAGGGTTATAGTAATAGTAAGGCACAAGAGTTTTTATTCAATTTTTATGGTGATGAAGACCCAAAAATTGTCCAAAAGATAAAAGAATCCGTAGTAAACGAAACAGTTTCTAAAACTTACAAAATACCAACACAAAGAGGAACTCTTCATATTGAAGTTGAAGAAGACCCTGCTGGTGTGTTTGTAGATGTAATCTTTAATAGAGTAGATTTAACCACTACTGATATTCAGTTTCCAACAGGAGAAGTTAACGTTACACAAAGACAAAAAAGAGTTAAACTAAAAGAATCCGTAAACGAAGCAAGTTAAGTATGAAGAAGTTTTTAGAACTATTATTTTCATCACAGATACAATCTCACGTGTATCACTTACAAACTAAGAGTTTTTCACAACATCTTGCATTACAAGAATACTACGAAGGTATTGTTGGTTTGATTGATACGTTGACAGAAAACTATCAAGGTAAGTATGGTATTGTAGAGTTTGGATTTACAACCAACATTAAAGGATTGAGTGGTGATGAAGATACTATTTCTTACTTTGAGAAATTACTTGGATTTGTTCAGAAAGAACGAGAAAATCTACCACAAGATGGTATGTTAGTCAATGTTTACGATGACATTGAAGCATTGGTTTCATCTACACACTATAAATTAAAACACCTATCATAATGAAAAAATTATTATTACTTTTACTAACTCTTTTACCCCTCAACCTATTTGCTCAAAAGGTGATAGAGACAGACATCTTCACCGTAGAGTATTCCGAAGAGTTAGAACAACCACTATGGGTAGAATATACCGTTCTTTGTCCTAATGGTGACGCAGACCGTGGTGGTATGGATTTCTATGAAGTAGATGGAGTTCATACATCAGACGATGATGATTATTCAAATAACGTTTGGGATAAAGGACATCTCGCTCCTGCTGCCGCATTTAATTGTGATAAAGAAATGTTGAAAAAAACATTCACTTATCTCAACTCTGCTCTACAACACGAATCACTTAACCGTGGTATTTGGAATAGGTTGGAAGGATTTGAAAGAAACCTTGCTAACTTTTATGAAGTAAGTGTGAGAATAGAAGTAATCTTTACTAACGAAAGTGATGTACTACCAACAGGTGCTACTATTCCATTCGCATTTAGAAAGATTATTAAATGGGATGATAAAGAAGTTGAGTTCTTATTCCCTAATGACGATACCCGTGGAACTGATTGGATTGATTATTTAGTAAAATGAAACTAAAGCAAAGAATACAGGAACTTGTAAGAGAAACATTACAGCGGTTAGATGAAAAACTAATCACTTATGGTAGTAGAAAACCATATGGACAGATTGTATTTATGGCCGGTGGTGCTGGTAGTGGTAAAGGTTTCGCAATCAAAAACTTTGTAGACTCTGCCTCATTCAAGGTAAGAGATGTTGATGAGTGGAAAAAGGCGTTTATGAAACTAGACGACTTAAAAAAGAAATATCCCGAAGTCCGTAACTTAGACTTAAAAAACCCTGATGATGTATACAAACTTCATATGTTTGTTAAAAAGTTAGGTATAAAAGACAAGACATTATTACTAATGTTATCACAAGCAGAATCGGGTAGATTACCTAACATTCTATTTGACGTGACGTTAAAAGATATGGGTGATATTACAGATGTGATGCCATTACTATTGAATGCTGGTTATAGTCCAAAGAATATTCATTTGACGTGGGTACTAACTAGTTATCACCTTGCAGTGGAACGAAACAAAAATAGAGAACGAGTAGTTCCCGATGATATTTTACTAAATACACATAAAGGTGCAGCCAAAACAGTTCATAGTATTCTAACTAAACGAGTTCCAAACGGACTCAATGGTAGAATTGATGTAATACTAAACAACAAAGAACACACTATAAACTTTCAAGATGAACAAGGTAATGATATGAAAGTATCACCGAAGTTTTCAGGAAGTGAAACAGTAGTACAAGACTTTTTATATTTACCTATTAAAAAAGAAGGTGGTGGGGTGTTACCTGAATCTGCTTGGAAAAAAACTTTATTTGCTTGGATGAAAAACAACATACCCAAAACAATTAAATCAGAGATATTCTAGGAGAGATAGTAAATGATTATCAAAAAAGGAAGTCAAGGCCCCTCAGTAAAAAAGATACAATATAAAGTAGGAGAACACCCCGATGGTATTTTCGGTAGTGGTACTGAAGAGAACGTAAAGAAATGGCAGACCGAGAATGGTGTTGATGCTGATGGGTTAGTTGGGTCGGGGACTTGGAAACAGATGTTCGGTTGTTCTATGGATGACTTATCACCTGTTGGTATTGTAGTTCATTCTATGACCGAATTGATTGATTGGGAAGGGGAAGAGATTACTGCAAAAGAATTACTAGAAAAACTAGGACTTGGTATTCACGCCCTTATCCACCCCGATGGAACTATTGAAGATGTACTCCCAACCACACAAAAGGCTGCCCACGCTGGAAAATCCGTCCATAACGGATTAGAACACCTTAATGGATACTTCATAGGGTTTGAACTATTGGTATCGGGAAACAACGATTTTGGTGGGTTCAGTAAGAAAATACAAGAAGAAGGTTGTTATACCCCCGAACAGTTTGATGCAGCAGTATCTCTTACTCGTAAGTGGATGGAAACATACAACATAGAACCCAAAGATGTTGTTAGACATAGTGACGTATCAGGTGATGATGTCCGTGGAGAACGAAAAGGTAAGACAGACCCCGGCAACGGTTTTCCTTGGAATTCATTTTTGGAAAAGATTTCCGATTAGAATGAAAATATTTCATATCCTATTATTTAATATAACCGATATTTATTAGGTTATATTTATAGTAAAAGGTTATCCCATATTGGCACACAATAATTAATAAATTGGGAGAAAATGAAAAAACTTTTCACACTATTCTTACTACTAGTATCTCCAATGCTAGTATTCGCACAAACATCAGGTAATGGTGGTAGTTCACCTTGGTTAGTACTAACTGACGATTATAACACTTCACCATTTAACGACACCACCGATGTAGAGATTTATTTTGACGGAACTTCATACACAGGGTATGTAACTTCAGTTCAGTTCAAAGTAGCATACGATGGTGATACGTTTGACAGTTTGTATACTATTACAAACAACCTATCTTCGGACTACACAATGTCATATAATGAAGACCAAACCAACGATGAGGTATTGGTTAGTTTGGTTTATACAGGGAACTCAAAGGTAACATCTTTTCCTGATACTGCAATTGTAACTCTTAAAATGAGTAATATAGCAACCAAACTACTTTACTCAAACGAACAAAACATAACCGCATTTACATTTGCTGGGTATTCTGCAGTAGGTTCTAATGCCAACGGTTCTGATATATCTATTGGAACATACTCACACGGTGGTGCAGTAACCATTCCACACCGAAAGTATAGTGGGTATATTGTTGATTATGGTACTGATAAAGGAATACCAAACTTAGAGTATCAATTATATCGTGCTAATTCTTTGATTACAACTGTACTTGGTGGTCAACCAACTAAGACTACATCTAATGGGTATTATGAGATGGTGTACTATGAACACTACTATGGTGCAATTAACAACAACACTACTGACTTTGACTTTTTATTTAAGACCGAGGATTTAGATAGTGATGGTGCTTTATCAACCGCTGATTCATACAAACAACTTTTATATGCGAATGGAAAAATATCTCTCAATGCATATCAACGATTAGCGAGTGATGTAAACCATTCACATACATCTACAATTGCTGACTCTTACGTAATGTACGGATACAACTCAGGTGCTTACACAAATTGGAGTGGTTTAGGTGCAGGTGGATATAGAGATGTTATGTTCATTAAGCCAGAACAGATAAAGTATTTAGAAGATGATAGTACAAGTGTTGTAACCGGCGTTGGTACAGGGCCACTTGGTATTTCACCACAAGAAACAAATTGGACTTATGACTTAAATGCTTATAACACAATTACAACACACGATGTAAACTTTTATGTAGTAATAATGGGTGATATAAACCTAACATCATTAGGTGGTTCTACTCCACCCGCTGGGTCATTACCAAAACTACTCGTTCCACGTGTAGTGACTACTGATATTATTGCACAACTACCCGACCAAACCGTTTCAACAGGTGATGAGTTTTTGGTAGACCTAACAATGAATACTATTGAAAAGGATGTACATTCGTTTAACTTTGAGTTAGATTATGACCCCGATGTGTTACAATTTATGGAAGCATCTACTCCTTATTTACCAAACGCATGGCAACTATACTTTAATAGTGACAGTTTAGGTAATGTAAAGTATGGTGGGTTAGATGCAAGTACAGGTAACTTCCCAATTCGTACAGACACAATGGAAACTATTATACAGTTCAAGTTTAAGGCAAAAGAAGTAACAGGTATTGGAGAAACCCCTATTAGATTTGGTGATAACTTTAACACAGGTGATAATAGAGGTGATGACTTTACAACTGAAGTAATAAACGGTAGAGTTTATTTACACGTAATTTCTCCTGTAATTGACGAAGGTGATTTTCCAAAAGGATTTAAGTTAGACCAAAACTATCCAAATCCATTCAACCCTGAAACTAACATTAGTTTTTCAATTATAAACCCACAACGAGTATCAATAGATGTTTATGATATTCACGGACGATTCATTGAGAATGTGTACAAGGGATTTAACAACACAGGAAGTTATATCGTGAAGTTTAACGCACAAAACCTTTCATCAGGTATTTATTTGTATAGATTGACAACAGAGAGAGGTGTGGAAACTAAAAAACTAACACTAATAAAATAATGACTGAACAAGAAGAACAACAAGAAAACACGGGATTTAAAGACCTACTTACCTCAATGATGAATAGACGGTGGATGATTACATCCATCGTTCTTTTTACGTTTGTGATGGTTACATTGGGTATAATCATATCTATACATGTGGGTACGGAAGTTGCTGGAGAGTGGAAAGAGTTATTACTTTTATTACTCGGTGCATTTATTGGGTCGTATGGTAAGATTATAGATTATTGGTTTTCAGATACAGATAAAGATAAGATGTTAGTGCAGAAGATGGACGAAGAGGATGGCGTTTCATTATCTGATACAGGTTCAAATTAAAAATGGAACTCTTATATTTATTGATAGGTGTAATAGGTTTAGCATTCTTACCTAGTATACTATGGAACTTAATAATATTAATACTACAAATCAAAGACAAACTTAAAGGAAACAACGATGAGTGATGAACAACAAGAAAAAGGTGGTGGGATACTATCCAACTTGAAGGCTCAAATCGCAACAGGTGCTGGGGTTATACTAACTGGCATCGGTACAATGTTTATGGATGAGGTAAAATCATTCATTGGTATTGAAGATGAAGAACCTTCTGGCATTGAGGCACCTGCTCAAAACAACAATCAAAATGTTAGTGTAGAAGGCCCAACAATCAACTTGACTATACCTCAAGCTGCACCAACACAAACTATTATTAGAGAAGTACCCGCAGAACCTGAAACGGTAAAGGTTGAAGAACCAAAGGCTACTAACAGATTACT